TTGTTTTTCTATAAGGTTATGATAAAATACTTATTTGTTATAATGAGACGTTTGTCTCGTTATAACTGTACGGTCCAGGTGGGGCTCGAACCCACAACCTTGTGGTTAACAGCCACACGCGCTACCAATTACGCTACCGGACCTATATACATGTATATATGTTTTTAAATATGTTTTAATTAGTACAAACGATATTAAAAATTAACAATTTGTTGAACGCCATTTTTCTTGATACCCATTGGGATTTTCTTAGTTTTAGCATATCCAGTACCAGCACGAATTTTAACGCCTAATGCAATATTACTACTAATACTATTCAATTTATCAACTTCTGAAAAAGACGCACTTGTAATCAAATGTTTCATAACTTCTTCAAAAGAAGCACGTGAAATAGGACCGTACTGAGATGTTTCAATACCGTATCTAGCAATAGCTCGTATTTCACCTGTATGTGTCATTTTATCAACTAATACTTGAATATGTCTAGGATTGATATATCCACCAGATGCAGATACAATGTTATTAAATTCAAATAACAAAAATGTTCTTGCCCCTTCTATGCCAAATATATTATACATTTCAATAAAATCATTAGAGTATGTTCGTAACACATCTACAAAAGGCTGTTTAAATATTTCACGCAGATTAGTGCCTTGCGTTTCAATCATCCATTCTGTATCATTTTGTAATTGTTCCTTAATATGTGGTTTCAAAGGAATACCATATTCGCCTTTTTGAATTTGTCTAGGGAATATTTCTTTAATATTCGCAATACCGCAAATGCGAATACTACGAATGTCTAATGACACAATATTAAACATGTAATATTCAATTGCTTGTTCATTTGTTTTGATATCAGATAATTCTTCTGCTTCTATTTTAGAGTAATCTATTTCTTCGCAATTTACATAAATATCTACAATACCAATGTTTAATGGTGAATAGACACATCTAATATCAGTATAATACAATTCTAATTTGTTTGCGATCTCTTTTACTTTTAAATTATGACTATATAGTTTTTTTATATCAAATACTAATCTCAAACACCTCTCTGTTTCTTTAATAGAGTCGACTGTATTCATTTTCATAAATATATCTAACCACCAATCTGTTGGATATTCAGTATGTGTGTAAATCTCCCAGTCTTGTATCAGATTATCTATTGTTGCTTCTTTGAGTTTGTCAGTCACAACATGTAACTGCGATGGGTTTTGATTATATTTTTTGAAATAGACAAAGGATAATGGATTAGATGGATTGGATGTTGCATTAAACAATTCAGAGGCACGAGAAAAACCAAGTGTCACATTCGATTTAGAAATACCTGCACTATGGAATGTGTTAAGTGTTCCTTGTGTGACTGGTTCTCCAATACATTGTGCCGAATTTACACCAACTGCTTCTCCTGGTGATACAATAGTTCTATGAAATTGGTTTATAATTTCTTGTTTAAAGATCTCAAACTTAGAAGGTTTGAGTTTAACTGTAGATAGAGTGTTTCGTAATTTGTCATGTTGCTCTGTCAGTATGTTATTTAACACGTCACTTTGTTGTGTACGGTAAATACACTTTGATATAATTTGCTCAATTTGTTCTTGTGTAAGCAATACAGGTGTATCATCCACTTTCTCTTCTTCTTCGTCACTCCATTCAGCACACTCGGTCTCTTCAGTCTCTGGTTCTTCTGATATAGTTGATGTTTGATGAATAATATCTAGTTCTTTGACACTCCATATTTCTTTATGATCACCAATTTCACGAACTATTTTTAGTGGTATCGTTTTATTTTCGAATTCTTGTCTTGCAATCTCAATAGGATTGTCAGATACACGATTACGAATTGTTAATGGTGAATTTTCAGCTATTTGTTGTGCCCTTCTTGCGAGCAAACTCGCATACTCGTATTTACTGAAATATGGCAATGTACGTCTTTCGTTCATTTTATAACTCAGTCTAATATATAGAAGTTCGGTGTTTAAATAATCAATTTCATAAATATTTTTTTTATTGTGTAAAACTAATATGGTGCAAACAGAATTAGATGCTTTTGAAATAATGTATAATGAAGTTCTTGAATTACCTGCAAAAGATTTCAATGTATTTATTAAATATTATGAACTAGACCCACATGAAGATAAATTAGTTAACGCTTTATATATTGCAAATAGTAATTTAGGGTTTAACTATAATTCATCAGACTTAACCATTCAATTTGATGATGGACAGAAACGATATGTTTCTGATAAATGTCTAAAAACTCCTTTTTATGAAATCAAACAACAAACTGGTAAAGGCACTTACGGCGTTGTGTTTGAAGTTATTAATCGCAATACCAGAAATAAATTCATCTTTAAAATCATTCGTGCTGATAAAGATCATGAACGTAAAATGATTGCGTTCGAATTATTTTTTCATACACAATTTCAAGAGTTAGGTAATGCGCCTAAACTTGAAAAAATATGGTATTGCAAACCAGAACAACTCGTTGTAATAGTTATGGATAAATGGAACGGCTCGTTGATTCAACTTGTAAAACAAGGTGTCTATCGACTGCCACTTAATCTATTGAATAAATTAATACTAACTCTTGTTCATGCTCATATTTGTGATTTTGGACATTTTGATGTCAAACCAGCAAATATATTATATCGTGACTCTCCTTCTTTTCAACTAACCTTGTCTGATTTTGGATTATCTACTACTCTTAAACGAATTAAACAAGATCCAAAATGGATACAGACTCTTCTTAATTACATGTATCATCCTCAATTAGCAGGCGAGCACCGCCATTCTATTTATCAAGTATATCCAGATAATGAAGTTTATATATACCCTGAATTTTTAGATATGATAGGTATCATGAATATATATATCCGTTTCAGCGGACAACAATTATATGATACCATTGTGTTATTCCATAGTATCAAAAAATGTTATTTAGAGATGAAATATAAAACACCATTAATTTCTAAAAAAGAATTAGATACTTTGTTTGAAACACTGACCATAAAATTATTCAAGTTATATAAATCTTATATACCAATAGAACAATTTAATAAATTATTAAATAGAATTCGTGTTGATTCTTATAAATGTGGCTTCTTAAACATACAACATGCACAAATATTTATAGAACAAAGTCTAAAATTATTATCCACACGTCCGACATAACATTGTTATAATGATATAATTATTTCATTATAACTTTTATAACTCTTTATCTACAATACTCATGGAATACACATAACCATACATTTCACATTTATTAGCATCATATGTTGTTAATTTTGATAATTCAGTTCCATTTAATTTACCTATTACTTGAAAATCATTATTAAATATAAACTCACTTTCCTTTTCTAATAATCCTAACTCATGTCTATATAATTTTACTGGTTTTTGAATAATTACTTTATTCATCAATTCATCTATCTTTAATCTATCTTTTTCTTTTTTTTGTTGTTTATTTGATTTGACTATACCATAATTTAAATTATCTATTTTATGTGATTCAATTGATTCATAATGTTCTTTACAAAATGAATCTTTATATATTTTCTTCCCACATCTTTTTGTTGTCATATAAGTGCATGTTTTTAGTGTAGATGTTTCGGTTTTTACACTTTCTAAACAAATATCATATTTTTTTTCAAATGTCTTAAATAAGGGATATACTATTTCTGATAAAGTATGAATGTCCATATTTATAGTTTCATGTAAACAGTTTAAATATTTATCAATTTTTCTAATTCATCTCCTACTTCTATATCTATAACTCCTGTGTCGTATTCATTTCTTATTTTACTTATAAGATCATTTATTTCTTTTGCAATTATAGATAATTTATTAATTGGTTCATTATTCATTATAATAGTAAGATTGTATACATTATTTAGATTTTTAATAGTATTCGGATATATATCATTATATCCTGATATATATAACGACGATATATTCGGAAAATAATTATTTAACGGTACTTTTAGTGCTATATACTTATCACTTAATAATGTTAAATCATTTACTATTATATTTTGAACGATATCTACTGGTGAGGGTGCTGTCTCTAATAATTCAAATCCGTCTATTTCTAAACCAATAGACACATCTATGTTTTTTTTGAATATGAATGATCTTATGTCTATACTCATATCATATTCATCATTTGTAGTCGATTCAAACTGTATTCTCAAAAGATTTGGATGTATAATACTATCTAAATTTTTGAAATAACAGTTTGTTGAATACCCATCGATTAAAAACTTCACAGATTCAATATCTGTCAACTCATTATAACGAATATCTAACATATCCATAAGATCTTCTATTTCAAATATTCCATCAAAAAATTCATTTATAATTTGAATGTTTATTTCCATCATATCGTTTTCTACAGATTTTAATATTTTATAATCGTCTGTTTCAATGAATATATCGACATCACCCTCACTCGTTTCATTTAATTGATTTGATAGTTCGTATATATAGTTATTGGTTCTTGATTTCATGCTTACAACATCTTCATATGGTGTTATATCCATTGTCTCTTTGTATAGTTTCAATGTATCACTTATGGATAAATTTGTGAGATACATATATATCATTCTTAGTAATTCGTCATCTGTTAACTCTGCAATATCAGACGCATCCATGACATATCCAGTAATTGCTTCTACTATATCTGGTGCTGTTAAATCTAACTGTTCAATATAATACTGCATAGCATCTCCAAACTCTTTTTCAATACGTAAAAATAACTCATCTCTTAGTGCTACTTGTTGATCCATATCTTCTGGTATTAATGTATAGATATTGTATCCCGGATATTGTCCATGTACACGTGATTCTGCAAATGAATGCTCTAAATTGCCAATTCGTATATTTTCTCCAACCAAGTATGCATAGTATTCTTTCTTGTCATCTTCTAAAAAATCTATATTTGTAAAATACACTGATAAGGTTGGATGTTTATAAAACCTACGTTCAGATGAAGGTCCACCATATCTACCAGATTCATCTATCGGATAATTTCGTAAATCGTAAAATTCAGGATCATTACTTAATTGTTCAATAAGTTCGCTATATTTCTCGTTTTCTGGATCTAAATATTGAACCCATTGTGCCATCTCATATCCTTCTGAATTCAATAGTTGTTTATACTCTTTTTTATGATAACATTGATATTTCTCATCTGGTTCTGAATTATTTTTTATAAATTTTATTTGTAAATCTGGTAAAGTATCTTTTGTAAATGGTTCATCTGTTAATGATGTTTGATTATAACATTTTTCTAATTCTATCGTATCTTCTTGTTTTTCTTCTTTTTCAGCTAGTTCTCGTGCTTGTTGCTGTTGCCATTGTATCATTTTCATTACTCCTTGTGCTCCTCCTTTTTCACGTGCTTCTTGTAATGACCGATATGGTGGTGATCCCATATTTGCTGATTTAAATATACGCACTGCCAATAATGGTACAATTTCATCTTTATTTGAAAAGGGTATGTCATAATATAATGACATTATCCGCAAATCTTTTTCTGGATATCTTGATAAATCTTTAATAAACAAATCAATTGGATTTTTCATTTATACAAAGTAAATAAAATAAATATTTATTTTATTTATTACATATATACATAACTATACTCATCTTCTCTAAACACAAATGGTCCTTTTGATTTATATTCTGGTATATCAAATGTATCACCATCTTCTAATAAATATATTCTATCCAATGGCACTTCAAACCCATCTCGATCACGAACTTTATATTCATAAATCTCTCTCATTGGATCTAATGCTCTTTGATAGACTTGTAATAAATATGGTTGTTTTGATTTTGATGATGACGCAATACCAGCTTTAACCCATTGACCAATAATAAAATCTTTCGGATTTACTATACTGGTAAGCATGGGTTTATTATATTGTGATAGATATGGTTGTACTGCATAATTCACATATGGTGTTCTTATTGCATCTGATATAAATCCTGGAACTGGATAATAACTGTTATTACTCCATGGATAATATCCATGAATGTTCCATGGATGCTGTTTATAGCTCCATGGATAATAATATAAACCTCCTGTGTCTGTCAATGTTGTTTTCGTAGTTCTTGGTGTAGTAGTATATGTAGTTGTTATTAATCCTTCTTTTTTATCAAAATTTAAAAACAATCCAAATCCAAGCAATATTATTAATACACATACAATAATATGATGCTGTTCCATTATACATATTCATTATTTTATTTTTATTAATATAATAATCCTTATCAGATCTTGTATAACCTTCTATTATGTTTAGATATTATATCAACTGATTTACAAATAACTACCATTATATACAAATGAATGATTTACAATATGATAAATACAATAAAATGTTAGAAAGTGATATCTCAGTCTTATATCATGCAAAGGATGTGTTTAAGAATTATCATTTCTTAGTGGATGGTAGTACAGAAAATAAATATCGTGTTACTATATATCAAAAGTCAGGTAGTATAGAATGTACTTGTGCTGATTATAAATTAAAACATAAAAAGCACACTCAACCAAAATATTTATGTAAACATTGTATTTTAGTAATTATTAAGTATCTTAATCTATTTGGTAGAAAAAATGCAATACATCACTGTTTTTATAAACGAGGTTGGTTCACAAAAGATGAATTCGATAGTATTGACCACAAAATACAATCTATGGGTCCATGTAAAATATTGAATAGCAAATAAAAAACTTTGAGTTTTATATACGATATAAAACATCCATTAACCATATTCTGACTATGGTATTCCAATTTAATATATATTTATACATAAATATTATAGTGTTCTACCATATTTATGTATAATTCTATTTCTAAACAAAACTTCCCTTTTCAGTGTGTTTTTTGTATCCATCTTTTTCAAAATCATAATGTTCGGATATACCAGTGATTTTATTTTTTTTCTTTTTTATAAGATTTGAATTTTCAAAATTTAATGTTGGCAATGGTTCTTCTTCTAAACTAGTATATTCTGAGTTGGATGGCGTGTTTTCTTGTTCCATATCAATATCTAATTGTGTCTTATCGTTCATAGAACTTGTTTGTGTATGATTGATATTATTATTGTAATCTTTAAGTTGCGTAATTAAAGAGTATAGACTGTATACATATTTATTATTCATTTTAAATTTAACAAAAGTACGTTCAATTATTTTGCGTAATGATGATATATCATATTTTTGTTTATCACACAATACACTATTGTTTATTAATATTATAGAATATAAATAATATACTCCACCTTCGAGACGAGTAATAAAAAGCACACCATTATCAGATGCATACGTGTTATTATCAAAAAATGATGTTATATCATTAAACCACTGTGAGAATTCAATTGAATTGTGAATGGATGTTATTTTGTTGAAGATGTCAAATAATATAGTATGTTCATTATGACTAATAATAACAGATCGTAATTCATTATCTTGTATATCCTGAATAAAATTAAATACATCAGTAAATGAAATATTATCTAATCTATCTTGATAGATTGGTTTATTGAATGTTATTAGAAAGGGATTCGTATGATTTTCTACAATAGGACTAGGCTCTTTTGGTGTAGATGTATTGAATGAGTGGTAAATAATATAGAATATAAATATAGAACTACAAAAAAGTATAGTTAATGTCACTGGATTGGTATACCACATTTTATTATCTTATACAACATTCTATTTAAAGTTTATAGAATTAAAATTATTTTATTTAGTTATGTTAATAATATGACTATACGAGAAGGTCTTGGATATACTTTAAAAAATTATGATCCATGTTTTGATTATAATGCAGACTTATTTTGCTGCAGTAATAGAGGTCGTGCATTTCGTGCAAATGTCGCCGCACGTGAAGGAAAACCACATGTCGAATCAAATGCAAACTTGCCTCGTAATTACAATCCCTTAGATGATAGTGTATCCTTGAATATGCGTACAAGTGGTATGGTACTACCTACACCCTATAACTTAACATCCATGGGTATGTCAAGTGTTCCATGTGGACGTATGCCTTGCACTATCAACTTCAATCAAGTCCCTT